AGTTACCTGCTCGTAGCGTACTTTTCTTTCTACTAGATCCGGACATATCCGATTGTGGCATGGGGAACCCTGCTAGCGGGCAGGATCCGGATGGGGGGGATGGGGATGGGGGGGATGGGGATGGGGGGGATGGGGATGGGGATGGGGGGGGACGGGGATGGGGGGGGACCTGCTACCAGGTAGCACCGAACACATGTTCGGGCGAACACATGTTCGGTGGTGCGGGATCGGCGCATTAGTCGACCGCGCACACACGCACCCACGCCCCCGCACGCGCGCACACGCACACGCACGCGCGCACACGCACACACGCACGCGCACACGCACACACGCACGCGCACACGCGCGTACGCGGGCGGGCGTACCCCCAGGTGAGATTTGACGGGATGGGTCCAAATACTCGCATAGCCCCCTCACGCCATCGCCACTAAATCCCATACCCACTTTCAACACAAGACAGTAGGTACCCAATAGGTATACCTATAGGTAACCCATTAGGTAACCCAATAGGTAACCCATACCCACCCCCCGTCTTTTCAAGTAGACTCACCCCCATGAGAAAAAGAATCCACGTCAATCAGCACAACATACGACACAATGCAAAGAGCGACGACAAAAAACCTGTGTTCTCAGTGAAAACGTCACGTGAGAATACGTACGGTGATGATGTGAGGATCGTTGACGAGCACGGTAATTGCGTTGCAAGATTTGTGTACTCGCCAGAGAAGCCTTTGTCGTGTGGTGCAAAGGTCTGGGTGGAAACGGAACTTCACGTCCTTATTGATTAAGATAGGGGTTGTATGACACTCGCGCAGTTCAACGCTAATGCTGAGACGGACCGCTTGCTTCGACAGGAAAGTGTCGAGCAGATGATGATCCAGCACGTCACTCAGAGGAAGATGGCTGAGGTGCTTGGGGTGTCACCGGCGTGTATCAACAAAGACATCAAACAGATCAAGCAGCGGTGGAGGGAGATCCACGCTGAGAAGTTTCAGGACTATGCGCTTGAGGAGTTAGCCAAGCTCAAAGCCCTTGAAGCTGCGATGTGGCCCGAGGCGATGGAGGGCAAAGGATATGCAGTAGAACGAGTGCTGCAAGTTATGGACCATCGTGCGAAGATTATTGGGTTGTATGCACCGGCCCAATCTAAGGTGCAGGTCATCACAGAGGACATACTCGACAATGCCATCGCAGACTACCAAGCACGCCTTGAGCAACTCACAATCGAAGCTGGTGATTCAGAACCAGGAGAAATTGAAGAAGCTCGCAGAATTGAAAGCGGAGATAGCCCGGAGGGAAACGACACGGGTCTCTGATTGGTACTGCGATAACCCCAACTGCAATGGACTCCCCCATGGTCGTTGGAAGAAGAACCATGCGCGAGCAAAGCAACGCCCCCCTGATGGGGATTGGTTTATCTGGCTGATGATGACAGGACGTGGTTTTGGTAAGACCATGTCCGGGGCCAACTGGCTGATCGAGTCGGCACGAGAGGTTCCATCAGAGTACGCCGTCGTTGCTCCGACATGGCGCGACGTGCGGTTGGTCTGTGCGCAAGGTCCATCGGGAATCCTTGCCAACTTACGGGAGGGCGAACTTGCTGATTACAACAAAGGCTCAGGTGACATCACACTCACCAACGGGAGCGTCATCCACCTCGCCTCCGCAGATCAGCCAGACCGCTTGCGTGGTTACAACATCCGACGAGCATGGTGCGACGAGGTTTCTTCCTGGCGGTATCCAGCCGCATGGCACGAAGGCTTAATCCCCTCGATTCGTATTGGTCCCGACCCCCGTGTCTTGGTGACCACCACCCCCAAGATGACTCTGCTGATGCTGGACCTTGTCAAGCGAGCAGAGGACCTCGAGGACGAAGCAGTCACAATCACCACGGGTTCGATGTGGGAGAACGCCGACAACCTGTCCGAGGCTGCGATGGCAGAACTCCAGCGACGGTATGCCGGAACACGAATCGGTAAGCAGGAGCTTGAAGGGCTTCTCTTGTCTGCCGTCGACGGTGCTGTCACCTCCTTGGACAAGATTTCAGAAGGCCGAGTCAAGGAAGAAGATGTACCGGATCTTGTGCGTATTGTCGTGGCGGTCGACCCAGCGGTGACATCTGGCGAAGATTCAGACTCCACGGGTATTGTCGTCATGGGCAAGGGCACAGATGGTCACGGCTACGTTTTGGCTGACTACACCATCCAAGGGGCCAAGCCAGACAAGTGGGCCAAAAAAGCTATCGCTGCGTACAAGCTCTACGAGGCTGACCGTATCGTGGCCGAAGTCAACAACGGTGGCGACATGATTGCCTTTACGATTGGGACAGTGGACCCACGAGTCCCCATCCAGACCGTACGAGCGACCCGAGGTAAGCGCGTCCGCGCAGAACCTGTCTCTGCGTTGTATGAACAGGAACGGATTCATCACGTCGGTGAGTTCCCTGACCTTGAGACACAGTTATGTACATGGACAGTAGAGTCCCCACAGTCCCCAGACAACTTGGATGCACTGGTCTGGGCATCGTATGCCCTTGGTTTAACCTCTGGTGGCGACTGGTCGCAACTCTTTAAGGCGACAGTTGATATGCCAAAAGAGATTGAAGCCCCCCGAGCAGGCTCCTGGGCAAATGTTTATCATCAAGGGGAACGTAAGAAACGTAATTTACCCGTGATTACCCAAGGGGAGACACATGCTCAAACGGATTAGATATCTTGAATATCAAAATAAAGAATTACGTGAGTCACTTGATGAGTTAAAAGCGGTACGTAGCAGTACATCATCACTTACACAACAAGAACGTCAAGAAATTGCATCACGTTGGGCGCAAGTTGTATGTTCATTTTGCGGCGGTTATCACCACGGGTTCTGTAATCGTGTGAAAAAAGTTGAGATGGACGAGTTAGGTCGGCCTCGTGTAACTGAGTTTTGGAAAACGTGGGAAAAAAACCCACAAACAATTTGGCCGGAAGATGTATGGTCAAGCCCATCTCAGATGACTGAAGAGCTTGAAACACAAGCACGTAAGATTGATACAGCGACAGAGATACAAAAGATGACGTTACGTGAAAACGAACGTATTAAAAAAGAATCTGAACGAACCTTAAGCCCAAGAGAAATTGTCGCTAAAGTAACAAGATCAGAATAAACATGGCAAACTGTATAGAACGTCTGCCGTAAGGAGCGTATGGCAACCAAGAGTTCACAAGTCCAAGCTCTTATGGCAACAAGTCGAGGCACCACTATTCAGACGCCGACGCGCCAGGGCAACCCCATGCTTCAGGGGTATAACAACTGGGCCTCGATGTACGGCACTGCGTTGCCGCGTACCTTTGATACGTTTCGCAGCGGCGACTTCTCGCCGATGGAGCCGATCCTTCCGAACCCGATTGATATCCCGGAAGGTCCCTCTGGTCGCCCGCGCCCCAGACGATTTCAATTCCCCGTTGGGTGGAACCTTCCCGTAGGTCAGCCAGGTACCGAAGGTATCAAGCTCGCCAACTTTCAAGTTCTACGAGACTTAGCTGAAGTTGGGTCGATCCCACGTCGCGCGATTGAGATCTGTAAGTCCGACATCTTGAACATGGAATGGAACATCGTTCCTACCCCCGCTGCAGAGAAGGCAATGCAGGGGAACCCATCCAAGCGCAAAGACTTTGAAGTTCGCCGTGCAGAGTTGTGGAACTGGATCATGTACGAGATCGACCCTGGCAACTACTCAGGGTTCTACGAATGGCTCAACGCATTCCTTGAAGATCTGATTGTGCTCGATGCTGTATCGGTGCATGTGCAAGGTACCGTTGGCAAGAACGCTGGTGTGCTCGGATCGAATGTAGCTGCCCTTGAGCTGATCGACGGATCAACTATTCGTCCGTTGCTGAATACGTGGGGCGCGAAACCGTTGCCTCCTCAGCCTGCATATCAACAACTCATTTGGGGCGTGCCGCGCGTTGACTTGATGGACATCATTAACTTGGGTCCCGATGCAACGATTGACGACTTGAAAGAACTCAACCCCATCATCGAGGAGTTAACCGAATCGGTTGACGAATGGTCGAGCGATCAGCTTCTGTACATTCGCCAGAACACCCGTGCGTGGACCCCGTATGGTTTTGGTCCACTTGAGCAGTGCCTCTTGCCGGTCTCGATTATGATGGCACGCCAAACATGGCAGTGGGAGTTCTACCGTTCCGGTTCCTTGCCATCTGTGTTCCTCGATCCTGGCGAGATGGTGGCAACTGCTGAAGAAGCGCGTGAACTCCAAGAGGCAATCAACATGACCGGCGGGGATCTCGGAGCTCGTCATCAGGTGATTGTACTGCCTCCCGGCGCGAAGGTCATGCCACAAAAGGAAATCACACAAGGCGACAGCTTTGACACGTTAATGGTGTCCGAGGTTGCTATGGCCTTTGGTCTGCAGATTTCTGACCTAGGGCTCACACCAAAGGTCGGAACCCTTCAGTCTCCGTCACAGGCCAAACGTGACGCAGAGGTTGCGTTGGACATGACCGTCCGTCGCTCCGCCCTGCCGCGAGCGCATCTCATTGAGAGAATCTTTACTCGTCTGTTCCAGATTCAATTTGGACAAGCGGACATGATGTTTACCGCAGGCATTGCTGATGCTGGCGAAAATGTTCAAGACGTACAAAAGCAGTGGATTGATCGTGTCAACAACTCGATTGCATCTATTGACGAGGCACGTGTTGAGCTTGGTATGGACCCATTGGGTGAGCCATGGTCAACAGTACCGCTGGCATTTACATCGAACTCCATTATGCCGTTGGGAGCTGAGATTGAGATGATCTCACGCGACATGAACCCCAACACCGGCAGCTCCGACAATGGACCTGCTGATCCGACACGAGGCGAGCAAGTCGTTGACCCTACTCCTCAAGCTGCTGGACCGAGCGGGCCTGCGACTGCATCACACGCCGCTTCCCGAGAGACAGAAAGCAAATCATTTCACGTGACCAAGGCAAAGAAGAAACAGGCAACGCCGCTTCCCGAGAACGATCTTGTACATCAGTATCTGACGGAGTCATATCCAGAAGACAGCCTCGACTGGGTACACAACATGTCATGGGAACTTCAAGATGTCCCTACAGAAAACATTTCTGTTACTGGGCCTTCTACTGAAGAAGACATTGAAGATATTAAGAAAAAGGCAAAGAAGCTTCGTAAAGGTAAGAAGATGAAGCCAATTGTTGCAGTCGACCCAGGTGAAGACGGTTTGTTACAAGTTGCCGATGGGCATCACCGAGTTACTGCTGCAGTACTTGCCGATCTTAGTTCAGTTCCTGCATGGGTAGGTACTCCACAAAAGAAAGATGACTGGCGTCGTCAGATTATGAATATGCAGATTGAGCGAGATATTTAGGTAATGAGTTCGTCTGTTTGTTATTCTGAGGCAAGGTCCACACGTAATGGAGGTTTGTGGCTAAGTTCCCGCAAGCACATTTAACTGTTCCAATTACTAAACGTGATAAGAACGCAGACGGTTCTGTCACCGTTCGTGGACCCGTCACCGATGACTCTCTTGACCTTGATGGCCAAATTGTTGACGCTGATTCTGCAGCAAAGGCACTTCAGGGCTGGTTTGACGAATGGGCAAACGTTCGTCAACAACACTCACCTTTGCTTCCCCCTGCAGGTAAGGGAGTGCAACTTGACTTTATTGATCGAGTTCCTTACCTCACCGCAAAAATTATTGAACCCACTGCCGTAAAGCTTGTGAATGAGGGTGTGTATCAAGCATTCTCTATTGGCATTGCTGACGGAGAACTTGATACTTCTCCCGGTGCTCGTCAAAAAGCAAAGAACGGAATTCTTTATCCAAGTCTTATTAATGAAGTTTCCGTTGTTGACTACCCTGCTAACACCTCATGCAAGTTTGTTATGGGACGTAAGCGTAAGGGCAAGATGCAAATTGTTGAGGCCGTTGAGATCGTGAATGAAAACTTAAAGGGCCTTGACGGTGATGCGTTTGTAAAGGCACTTAAGGGTTTGCAACACGGAGAGATTGTTGCCACGTTCAAGAGCAACTCCGAAGCACTTGCTGTTCGTGAGTCAAGCTACGACCCGAACTTGTTCGAGGTCGATGGCAACGTCATTGTCACCAAGAGGAAGATGGATCCTGATGTTGGTGGCGGTACGGATCGTGACAAGATCCCCTCAGAAGATTTTGCAGGCAAGAACCGCAGCTTCCCGATTGTCACACCGGGAGATGTGAGTGATGCCGCATCAAGTATTGGTCGCGCTGGCAAAGATAACTACTCGTCAGACCAATTGAAAAAAAACATCATCACGATTGCACGCCGTAAGGGTGAGTCGTTTGTTGATGAATTGCCCGAATCATGGAAGGCGGAGATGGGCGAAGACAAGAAGGACAAGAAGGCTAAGGCATCAAAGGCCGCAGGTCGCTCACAGTGTTCCGCTTGTGAAGGTACGGGCACATGCGACAACGGCAAGTGCATGAAGTGCAAAGGCAAGGGATACATGAAGGTCAAGAAGGGAAACATTCCCGACGTTGACGCAGATGTTACCGATGCTCTGGTTGATGCAGACTCAGGTTTGCATGACGCCATGAACGCACAGTCAGAGGACAACGCCGCTCACCGTACAGGTGACGACGACAACGACATGGACAAGAAGAAGTCCAAGAAGTCCAAGAAGTCCAAGAAGCAGATGAAGGACATGAAGGGCAAGAAAGAGGACAAGGAAACCCTTGAGCCTACGAAACCCGTCAAGCCCACAAAGGCAACCAAGTCGCAGATGCGTGCAATGAAAAAGTTGCACGACATTTTGTGCCCTGCGTGTAACACAAAGGGTGTCAACAAGAAGGAGCTTGCCGAGATCCTCGACACTGAAATCTTCCGCGAGGGAGTTCAAAAGTCGTCCGGTCCGAAGGCAGATCCCGCGACTATTGCTGCTGCATCACAGGCGTTCCTGGCTGCACACAACGTCACCCAGATGGAAGTCAAAGACTTCAACGCTTTGCAACGCATCGCACAGAAGTCGTACCAAGACTCGTACCCAAACTTGAATGTTTCAAGTCCGAACCTGGAAGATCCTTCCTCGTTCCAACGTGGGTTCCTTCCTGGTGCAACTGACGAAACTGCAAGCACCATGAACCACCCAACGAACTTCCCGAAGCCAACCCCACTGGCTGCAAGCGACTTCCAACGCGGTCCTTTGACCACGAACGAAACTCGTCCCTCGCTGGTCGGTGGCACCTCGATGGCAGACATGGTCTCCACCAAGAGCGCACAAGGCTTCTACCCGGAAGCTGGTGCTTCAATGGCAAAGCTTCACGACGCAATCGCCATGAACTACCCGAGCATTTGCCCGGCTGGTGACGGTATTGCAAATGAATCTGGTCAGCGACTTGGTACCGCACCGGAGATGTACTCACCTGCATCACCGCTCGGTTCGGTTCCTACCTTCCCAGACTCAACTCTCCACAACGTGGAGAATGTTGGTGCTGCTTCAAAGAGTAAAAACTCGAAGAAGAAGCTCAAGAAGGAAATCGCAAAAGCGACCAAAGGTTACGCCAAGCGCGTTGCCAAGTTGGAGAAAACTTTGAAGGAGCAACTCGCTCGTCCTGACGTCAGCACTGCTGCACGTCGGATTGCAGAGTTTGCACCTGCACACAAGGCGTTCGCCTCTGCGGAGGTCGACGAAACAAAACGGGAACGTGTCCAACGTGCCCGCGAATTGTCTAAGCGGATTCACGACCGTAACTCGGACGTGTCACACGCAGCAATTGTTGAACTTCAGGAACTTGTAAGTCCTGACAAGTTCGCTGCGTTGATGACCGCAGACGGCGAATAACGGAGGAAATGTGGCAAACGGATGGGGTTCAGACCTGGCAGGTACGCTGCAAGGCGCAACTGCTAAGGGTGCGAGCCGTAACCGACTCGATGGTCTCCGTGAGGCTGTCGAATCGGGTCGATACGGCGAAGGCAAGAAGGGTGCTCGCAACTTCCGCGATACTCTTATGCCGCAAATGGTTAAGGGTTATGGTCTCCTGCAAAGCTCCGGTGGTGGTCTGTCCACTCGCACCGAGCTTTCGGACCCGCGTCAGATTCAGCGTCTTGCTGACTACGCATCAGAGACTTTGCGTCAGGTCACCATTAAGGGTCTGACCAAGCCGCACAAGGCAGTGAAGGGCTTCTCTGGCCCATTCCAGGCTGCAGTCAACGCGATGAACATGTTCAGCCCGCAGGCTGTTGCTGGAAGCATCAACTCCAATCAATGGAGCAAGGAGATTGGTCAGGCGATTGGTAAGAGCTTTACGCTCTCCACGCCACTGTCGTCCGGTTTTGTGCCGTTCGACCTCGTGCCGTTCGTTCGCACGATCTACCCTGTCTACACGCCGCTTCGTAATAAGCTTCCGCGTGTGCCTGGTCAGGGTACGTCTCACCGTGCAAAGATCATGTCCAACATCACTGGGTCGCTCCCGAACAACTTGGGCACCCTGCAAGATGACTCCACGTACGAGTGGTTCTCATCCGGTGGTGGACCTCTTACATGGCCGAACAACCTGCCAGCAACTGGTTCGCAGAGCGCATACGACATGCAGATCCCTTATCAGTTCTACGCACTGACTGAGTCCACCTCGTGGCTTGCTCAGTTCGCTGGTCAGGGCTTTGATGACATCTACGGACTGTCATCGCTCGTCCTTCTTCAAGAGTTCATGCTCCTCGAAGAGCACGACATCTTGGCATCGACTGCCGTTCCGCTTGCAACTCCTGCAGCACCAACGGTTGCACAGCGTACTGCTGGCGCATCTGAGTCGCCTGTCACTGGCGTCACGACCAACGTGTACGTCAAGATTGCAGCGATCAACTTCTGGGGTCAGACTGCAGCTTCGCCTGCAGCGACTGTCAGCAGCTTCACCACTGGTGACGTGATTGACATTACGATCTCACCTGTCGCTGGTGCGATGAACTACGTGATCTACGTGGCGACCGGCGCATCGGCTGGTACCTACTACCAGTGGACGACCGGCACGCAAGGCGGTACCGTCGGCGGTATCAAGTTCACCCTTCAGGGTGCGCTCCCAACCTCCGGCAACACGCCTTCGGCAACTGACACCGGCACCTACGCATCGACTCGTGCTGAGTCGTTGATCTCCGTGCTCTCGGGTCACGCTTCGTCGACGGTCAGCGGTATCACTGGTCCATACCCAGGCGCTTCGGCTGGTGTGTACCCTGGTTACTACAACAACGCTGAGGGTGTCACCCTGAACGTCTCGACTGTTCAGGCGGCACTGCAGCAGATGTTCAACGGGACGCACGGATACTTTGCGAACCCGTCAGAGATCATCACCTCCGCAAACGACGCTTACAACTTGGCTCAGTCGATCCAAGGCGAGAGTGTTGCTGCATACCAGCTTCGCGTTCAGCAGAACGAAATGTCTGACGTGACTGCCGGTATCGCTGTGGCAAACGTGGTTAACCCAGTTACCCGTTCCGCCCCGGAGATTATCGTCCACCCATACTTGCCGCAAGGTAACGCGCTCTTGATGAGCTACACCCTGCCGCAGACCCAGAACAACCTCGGCAACGTGGTTGAGATGGCAATGGTTCAGGACTACGCACAAATCGGCTGGCCGGTCATCGACCCTGCCTTCCGTCAATCAATCCTCCGCTACGGTACGTTCTTCATGGCCGCACCGCAGTACTGTGGTTTGATTCAGGGATTGCAGAACAGCTCGACGACACCGTATAGCTGAGTCGCTTCCGGGTTGGTGGGTGAGTTGTTCTCCCCTCTCACTTGCCAACCCGGATGCCCTTTAGGGGAGATAACAAATGCCAAAAGTTTATACCCGCCCAATCCGAGAGAAGTTCGGTGAACTGCGCGGTATTACGGGTGCGACAATGGAAGACGGAACCGTCTACAGGTCAGGACGCTCAGGCGCGATGACCGTTGAACGGTCTGATCACATCCTCGCAATGAAGCGCGACCCACGGGTTGCGGATAACATTGTCGTTGAGAACTTTGTCCCTCGTATCGAAGGCGGAAGATACTGCCCTAAATGTAGTTTTTCCGCTTGGTCGTGGCAGTTAAAGTGCCCACGTGATGGGTCCAAAACCTTGGAATGGAGCAACAATGAGTGAAGAAAAGGCAGTGGTTACCGAAAAGAAGCCAGCACGTAAGCCTCGTGCTGCTCGTCCCGTAGATCACGGTAACCGTGTGTATGTTCACAATGATGTGCATGCAATTGGATTTGGCGATTTTACTGTGAGTCAAGACTCTGACGGCGTCGAGTTCAACAACGACGAGCGCACGTGGTCATTCCAGTGCGATCCAGAAATTGCTGCTCGTCTGGTCAAAGACTACGAATTCGCTGCTTGGAATGCAGGTAGTGTCCCATTGACAAACTGGGAAGAGTTGGAAGCAGAAGACCTGAAGAACCGATCTAATGTTGAGGTCGGTCGCATGGCTGCGGCTCTTGCCCAGCTTGCTCAGGAGCGCGTCAGCGAGAAGAACTAAACGATGGGCCGGACGGGTGGAGGTTGCGACTACTGTGCTCGTCCGGCTCGACGTGGTCATGGAAGATTAGTTGTGGGGATGTGTGCGTGCGGTCGCGCTTTGTGTGACCATCATGCACAATGGTTTGAGGGGGAATTCATTTGCCCAAGGTGTGCGAAGGCACTCCCTGCAGATGAACAAAAGAAAATTTTAAGGACGGTCAAATGATCCCGTACGTGACACCAACTGACCTCCTTGGCAATCCCTCTGCTCCGCCCTCGATCACATCTTCGTCGGATGCTGCAACGCTGGGTATCAACTTCCAGTCGATTACTGAGTCTCGGCTTTGGGAAATGTGTGGCATCGCGTCGAACATGTGCGACACGATTTGCGGAATGACTCTGCGTGCAACCTCTTTGTATGAGGAGCTGCAAGGTCCTGGTATGCGACTCGGTATGCAGGGCGATTACATCACCCGCTTCTTGGCAAGTCGCAAACCAATCCTGCAAGTTGTCTCTGGTCAAATGACATACGGTGGTCCACCATGGACGTGGATTCCAATTCCAATTGCCAACCTCGCCCCCGAACAGCCGATCATGAGTAGCTTTGACTCAGGTGCGTGGAATGGCGCAACCTCGGGTCAAGCATCAATCCTTATCGGCAATATGAATCTTTGGTCAATGGGACGCAAAAACACTCGCGTTGGATTGACTTATCTTTCGGGATGGCCGCACGCTGGTTTGCTTCCTTCAGCCACGTTTAATGGTGACATCACCATGGCATACCCATCGTCAACATCAATTACAAACATTACGAGCACGACAAATATCTTGCCGGGTGCTCCGATCTACGGTGAGGGTATTCCTGCCAATACTACGGTGGTGTCAGTCGCAACCCACAGTATCGTGATGAGTAACGCTGCCGCTGCTGAAGGAACTTTTACTTTTACAACTGGTTACCCCGCTGGTGCAACAACTTTTAACGTCGATGACGTCACCGCATGGGGCGTCAATGGAAGCGTGTACGGTCGCATCTACGATGGTGTAAACACAGAATCCGCACACGTTGTCGGGGTAAGTGCGAATACTGCTGGCCTGAGTACCCCCCAGGGAACGGGTGTCGTTACGCTTGAGACGGGTACGTTATTCCCTCATAGCGCCGGTGTCGCGCTTACTACTATGCCTGGAGACGTTCGTTGGGCTGCAATGCTTGGTGTCAAAAGCCTTGCTATTGAACGTGGTGCTACAGCCATTACTGCTCAGTCAGCTCCGGGACGTGGTGCGTCGTCGGGCCAAAACAAGATTGATCACAACCGACAAGCAATGGTTGAATTGCTCAAGCCATTCCGCCGCGTGTACTAATGAGTCTTACTGCCATTCAAAACTACGTTCAGGGCCTGATTCAAGGGACTGTTGGTGCGTACAACAACTCTCCGCTTGAGGTGTGGGTTGATCCACCTACTGGTCAAGCATCCCTTGAAACGCCTCAAGCATATGTGTTGAACGCTGACGGAGAAGGCGTTCGTCAAACGATGGCGTACACCTCGGGCTTTTACGAAGATACGCATCAGGTGTATGTCTACGTACAGTGGGCGTTTCCTCCCGGAGCACAGAATGCAAACTTTGCATTCACGAATCTTATTGACACCATTGTTAATACGATCCGTACAAGTTACACAGGCGCAATTTTCATTACTGATCCGGTGACGTTCCAAGAAAGTCAGCTTCTTGTTATTGGTGATAAATTTCGTTGGCGTTATCTTCCGCAGCAAAGTATTGGTGACTCTGGACAAGAGTGGCTCCTGTACACATCTCAATTAACTTTTGAGGTGAAAGAGAAGGTGCAGTACGTGGGTACGCCGGGAGTTGGTAGCGAGGTGAAATTTTGACCACGATTACATTTACAAAAGAAGGTGACTGGCGAGTCTTTGACAAGTGGAATTTTTCCGCGTGGGCAGAGCGCGTAAATCACAGTTGGGGAGACAAGGTTCTTGCTGCGCTTGTTGAGGAAGCTCCTTTTAAAACTGGAGCAATGAAGAGCGGATTGCGAAAGACATCTATGATTTCAGGGTCAGAGATGACACTTCTTTATGAAGATGACGTTCCCTACTTTAATTCCGTTGTTCATGGAGCGGTTGCACACGATATTCCCTACGCATTTGGTATGGGTAAAAAATCTTCTGATTATCCTCCCGGTCCAAGCCCTCGTGGTGTTATTGCACCATTTGGTATAGGCGGAAGGTTTGACGGTAAATTTCACCCAGGTATTGGTAACACTGCGTACGGTTACCCTGAGCCTAATGATTTTCCTCTTTATGTATGGGCTACAATGGGTGAAGCATTTATGTCAAGCCTTGCGGAATCAATCAAACAGGAGTTCGTATTGTGAGGCGGTTTCTCTGTCTCGGACCTGACATCTGGGTTGGATCTCAGACGTTTAGTTCAGTCAACGATGCCCGGTTAGTAGAAGCGGGACAAATCGCCGTCCTCGACGATGACGATTACCGCTGCGAAAGTTTGGCAGCATCACCATATTTTCAGGAAGTCACCGATCAGGTTTCTGCAGAAGAGGAACAAACTCCCGCAGAAGAACAGACTTCCGAAGAAGTTCCGGCAGCAGAAGCTTCGGAAGAAGTAGTTGAAGATAAACCCAAGCGGCGGATGAAGTCCGACGCGGAAAGCGAGGTCGGTGGCCGCTCCTAGCTTCTTATTTCAGGAAAAGTACGGCTCGCTTTCTGCGACCGGCTTTGCGAAGGAAACGACGTTTGGTACTGCAGTAACCCCTGTTACGCAGTTTATTCCTACGTCGGCAAATACATTTGTTCAAGACCCAAGCCTCTTCTTCCCGGACCTCATGCAGGCCATTCGGGATAAGCAGGTCTACCCGCTGTACGGCGAGGAGAAGAACTCGGGTGCAATCACCGCACCTTTGTTCCCAAGCAACGGTGTACAACTTTTGATTTATGCAATTGGTGCTGATGGTACACCAGCGCAGTCGATTACATTGACGGGTGCAACGGGAAGTACATCGTCGCTTACCGTTACTGGTCTTTCTTCAACAGCAAACTGCTACGTTGGCGCAACTGTAACGGGTACGAATATCGCTGCAGGTACGACCATTGCATCTATTCCCAGCTCAAGTTCAATTGTTTTGAGCAAAGCACCTACTGGCGCAATTAGTAGCAGTTCGCTTACGATTGCAACTGGCACCTTGTACCAGCACAACATTACGCAGAACACTACGGCTCCGTTCATTCCCACTGTCACGGTGGAAAAGAACCTTGGCAACTTTCAGTCGCTGCAGTTTGCTGGTTGCATGGTCAACAAGTACCAATTGAAAGCTGGAACAGGAAACAAAGAAGCCGAGTTTACGGCTGACATGATCGCTCAAACGGTGCAGGCAACTACTACGCCAAGTTCTGTTGTGCTCATTAACGAGTCACCGTATGTCTTTGCTGAGTTCAACCTTTCTCTTGGTGGTTACAACCTTTACCAAGCAACGAACTTTCAGCTTGACATCGAGAACGACTTGAAGGAAACCTACACCTTCAACGGCTCACACGCTTTGCAGTTCTTGACCCCAACTCAGTTAAAAGTTTCGGGAATGTTTGACGTTGTTTTTGACACGTTAACCGCGGGTTCGATTACCTCAACAACCGGAACTGTTACTGCCGGTAGCAGCACGATCACCTCAGTTGCTTCAACTACAGGTCTTGTTGTTGGACAAGGTATTACCGCAACTGGTGCTGCAAGCGCAGTTCTTTTGGTTCCCGGTACCACAATTACTGCTCTTACCGCGAACACGATTACGTTGTCTCAGCCAGCAGCAATTACTCCTGGTGCAGCAGCGACATTAAACTTTTTCAACCCGTACGACTTCTTCACTCAGGCAACAAGCGCAACTTCAACAACTGCTGCGCTGTCGTTCTCGTTGGTTCACCCATCGAGTAACGGTACGATCATTATTAACATGCCAAACGTGAAGCTGTCGAAGACAGACCAAAAGGTTGCTGTTGGTTCTGTTATTACTGAGACAGTGAACTTCGAGGCGTACTACAATCCTGCTGGAGGTAGCACTCCTTCTGCACAATCGTCGAGCACCATCAGCGCAATTATCTTGAACGGTGTTTCGACTCAATACTAAAAGGGGAAACAAATGGGCTTTCTTAGTGCATGGGATGAATATGAACGAGTTGATGTCAGCGACCTTACGGGTGACCCAGAGGGCACATGGTGGGTTGACATCAAGAAGTGCCTGACGCACGAGGAAGCTGATCAAGTTATGCGGAAGCTCATGCGGGCAACGGCTGATGGCCTTGCCCGTGATGGGTCCGTAACTATCTCTCCTGAACGTGTCGACGCAACTTTAGATCATCAAAGCGATTTGGTGTTGATGTCAGTGGTTCGTTGGAACCTCACCGATAACAACAACCAAATTCTTCCGCACGACAACAAGGCGCAACTTCAAGAGTCACTCGGACTTTTGCCGACAACTGTCTACGACAAGATTTTGAAGGCGGTGATGGAAGCCAACACCGAGACCAAGGAAGAGGTTGCCTCGTTTCCTGCTGGAGGCAAAGGGAGCGATCAGGCAGGGGAGCACTACTCACCCAACGATCAAGAAGTACTGGTCTGAACGATCATGGCATGAAAAACTTGGCGTGACCGTTGACCCCCGCCCTCTGTCCGAGAGGCCATGGCGGGAAGTCAAAGAGTTTGAACTACTGATGCAGATTGAAGCACAGCACCAAAGTAATCCAGAAGGTTAGAAAGGGCAGGTGGTGATATGGCTGAAGCACTGACTTTGGCAATGGCTATCACCATGAAGGACGATGCCAGCCCTACATTAAGAAAACTTCAAGAGCAACTTGATCAACTGGCACAAGTTGCAGAGCTTGCGGGTACGTTTTTTGACACACTCGCGGGCGATATTGACAATGCTGCAAAAGCTGCAATGGAGGGCGAAGCTTCATTTGCCGAGCTAGGGGAAAGTGTCGCTGCCTCTGGCGGTCCAATGATGGCGCTATTCAACACCATTGCTACTGTTGGTGTTGATGCAATCGATAGTCTTGGCGATGCCATTGAACAAACCGATATCAAAGTCGCTGAGTTTACTGATGCTGTTGGGACTATGGGCAATGTTATCGAAGAGTCAACAACAATGGCTGCAGATGGCCTGCGCAATGTTGAAGCTGCGTCAACTGATGCCGCTGTAGGATTATCTGAAGTAGGAAGTGCAAGTGAAATTGCTGCTGCTCGCCTAGATCTTTCAACTTATAGCTCCGCAAAAATTTCTGGAGTACTAGAAAGAATGCGGAAAGCAGCGATTGTTTCTGCGCTTGCCGTCACCGTAATCGGATACGAGACTGTCAAGTCTGCTGCAAATTATCAGGCTGGCATCGCCTCCCTTGCAGCCCACTCTCAAATGGGTATGCAAGCAGCCCAATCAATGGGTGATTCGTTTTTAAATTCAAGCGATAAAGTGATCTTTAGCGCGGATCAGATTGTCAATGCACTTGCACCAGTTGCTGGACAATTGAAATTTAGTTCGGACTCCGCTACTGCTAATAGTCAAGCAGTAAGCATCATGAGTGCGTCAATGAACCTGGCAACGGCAAATGGTGGAAGTTTGAAAAACACCACCAAAGATCTTGCTGACGTCATGATGGTCTTTGGCTTGAACGCATCTCAAGCAAGTGAAGCTACAAACATTATGTTCAATACTTCTCGTGCTCTTGGATTGAGCACAGATCAATTGAGCACGTCCTTCAGTCGCATGCAGCCATACATTGCTGGCTCAGGAATGCAATTGAAGGACATGGCAACCTTGATGGTCGAACTCGGTCACGTGGTTGGTACTGGTATGCAAGCAACACGTCTTGCCGGTACCACAATTCAATCGCTTATCAGTCCAAGTAAAACTGCACAACTTGCTCTTGCTCAAATGGGTATTACGGTAAAAGACTCAAGCGGCAAGATGCTTCCATTTCAAAATATTATTTCTCAATTTAATAGTGCGATGCTTCGTCTTCCTTCAAGTAATCTTGCTGCAAGCGCAGCAATAAAGATGTACGCAGATCAGCAGCAACTTGCAACAGACAAAACCGAAACCCAAACAAAGAGTTTGAAAAAGACTGAATCTGCGTTAAGCGCACAGATCAGTGGATACAAAGCTCAAGCTGGTGAGCTTTCCAAGAACACATTGTTGCAAGATGTTTTTGGAAACAAAGCAGGTATCTTTGCTCAAATTCTTTTGAACAACGCTAAGGGTTGGAACGCATCAGCCTCGGCAGTCAATCAATCAAATGTTGTGCAAAAAGCCGCAGAAGAACGAATGAAAACTGTTGGCGGACAGTTGTCAATTCTTAAAGCATCGTTTAGCAATTTGTCAGTAACGATTGGTCAATTACTTATTCCCGTGGTAATTACTCTTGCTGGAATTTTTATTCCAGTTATTAACTTTGTTCGTTACGCAACACAAGAAGTTCCCGCACTGACATGGGCATTTGCTGTATTGGCTGGAGCAATTGCTCTTGTGTACGGTGCGCTAAAGGCTTACGAGGTTCTTTCGGAAACATTTTCAGCCATTCAAACCGCTCTTAAATTTGCTGTTGGTGCTTTAACAACTGTTTACCAAGCACAAACAAGTTCTATTGATGGCTTGATGATTGGTACTCAAGGCGCAGCAGAAGCAGAACAAGCGCTCAATGCAAGCATGGAAGAGGGCACTGTTGCTGCCGGATCCTTTGGAATTGCAATGGACACTATTCCATTCATGGCTCT